AATTTGTGGGAGCTGGCTTGCCGGCGATGAGGCCAGACCAGGCACTAGAGATTTCGGGAAGACTGAACAATGGCCACAGAAGAAACCAAATTCACCGTCGGCAAAACCACCTTCTACCAAGGTGAAAACCAGACCCATCCGCTGTTCCGCATCGAAGCAGGCATCCCCTGCCAGAGCGCCCGCGAACAAGCCTCGGAGCTTATGGGCTATGCACGGGATATGACCCTGGACGGCTTGATGGAAGACAAACCTCAGCTGATCTGGGCATCGCATTACCTCTGCGCATTGGCGAAGGCACTGATGGATGATGCCGAGCTGGGCATGATGCGCTGAATTGCCCTTCCCTTACTGGATGCCTTCAGAACCTAAATCCAGCCCCGTTTTGAAGGCGCTCCAGCTGCCCCGACTTTCACAGCCAGGTAAAGCTAGCGTGCGCTTAGCTGTCTATGGGACTCGATTACCCATCGGCCGCGCAACATTCCTTTCAACTCGTCAACACTCAGGGTCTTATCTTTCTTGCGATGGACAACCGCGTGACAGTTGGCGCACAACGTCACGAGGTCTGTCTCAGGATTCACTGCCTTCTCCCCACCAAACTCCGAAATCGGTACTACGTGATGAACGTGAATGAAGCCCTTCGCGTGTTCGCCGTATGCCTGTTCGAAATCAAACCCGCATGCCTTGCAGTCAAGCCCGTGGATGGCGATGGCCTTCACTCTCAAATCTTTCCGACGCTCGTAACGGGTTCCAAAGTAGCTTGTTTTGCTGCCTTCACTGGCCGATTCAAAGGTAAGTGGGTCGTCTTCCGTATCCGGTACAGCCGCGTCAGCACGCGAAGGCAGGAGCGTCGCATGGCTTAAGATGGCATCGTAATCGGATTGAGAAATTGGCCGAACGCCATCACGCCAGTAGTTGCTCCTACGGCTGGCGGGGATAGTCTCCAGGTACTCGCCGTCAATTTTCGAGGGGACAGCGTCTTCAAACGGCGTGAAGTTTTCGATCAGAGCAAACAGATCACCCTTATCGCTCCTCCGGTCAGCGTAGACCTGACCTATACGTGCCTTACCAAAATAATGCGGATCGGTGCTGAGGCGGACGGAAGCAAAGGCTTTGTCCTTGATGCGCCCTTTGTAGTAGATCACCTCGGTTCCCTGCGCGAGCCAGGCTTGGTAGCGCTTGGGGAAGTGATAGACAGCACCTGTCTCGTCTTCCCACTGCGATGTGTCGTTTTCAACGATGACGACGGGCATATCACTTTCCTCTCGACTGATGGCAAAAGCCTATCAAAAAAGAGGAAATTTCCTACGACATAATGAGAAGTTGACCCAATTCCCGGAGGTTATGAGTCTGGCCATGCCCTACACCGCCGAAATTGCTGTTGGGGTCTGCCGTTACCCACAGCATTCCTCTCAGTGGCCTCCGGGCGGTGTTCAAGAAGAAAAAAGAGAACATGGCCGCACTACGACCCTATGAGCTTTCCGAGCTCATGATCAAAATCGCGAACGCCAGCATCAAGCGGATCACCCGCTGCCTGATCGAATGGCAACTGCACACCATGACCCGCCCTGCCGAAGCGGCTACCACCCGATGGACAGACATCGACTTCGCCGCCAAACGCATCTGAACCACCCCGCCGGAGCGCATGAAAAAGCGTCGTCCGCACACCATCCCGCTGACCAAACGGGCGCTCGGGCTGCTAGAGACACTCAAACCCTACTGCGGCCGTGTTTCCAGCAGATAGAAACCCGCGCACCCACGCCAATAGCCAGACCGCCAACACGGTGTTGAAACGCATGGGCTTCCAGGACCGCTTGGTGAGCCACGGCATTCGCTCCATGGCCAGCACCATCCTGAAGAGCATGGGAGGGATCCGGAGCTCATCGAAGTCGCGCTGGCGCATGTCGACAAGGATGAAGTCCGTAGTGCCTACAACCGGGCGGACTACATCGAACGCCGGCGTCCGATGATGGCCTAGCGGAGTGAGCATATTCAGAAGGCGGCCGCCGGCAGCCTGTCGGTATCTGCTATCAATCAAAGCAGGGACCAAAACGCCGTGCCGATACGCTGAGGGCTCACCGGACGCCGCCTGTACCGAGAATGACTCCACAGATGGAGTGATGGTTGATTTGGCGACAGCGGCGACACCGGCGACAATCCGCGTAATACCTGGTCTGCAGTATGGCGACAGAAGTAGCGACTGTCGCCGCTGCAAGCCTCGCTCTTGGGGCCTTTTCGACTAAGCCCATACGAGCGGGAAGGCTCCGCATTCCCGCTCGTATGGGCTATGCGTAATTGCATTTCATTTGACCACCTAATTGAGTTGCCGCTGACCAGTCGTTTGCATCCGACTTGACCATTCATTTGCATTCGCGCTGACCAGTCGTCTGCAGTTGATGGGTGTCAGCGGGTGCCACTCAGCGCGAGTGCTTCAGCCAAGCACTGAAGGACTGCAACCGGCCAACTCTGTTAAAAGAGTCGGTTTACCCGAGCTGCCCGCATATCGATCGGTGAAAACGCCTTCTATGCTCGCTGCTACGTGAAATCCAAACCCGGGTAGCCTCTACTAAAGGTAAGGATTTCAATCTCAAACGCGTACTTTTCTACCGTGGAACCACGTCCAACTTTTCAACAGAATCGGCCAAAAGCAGCCGGGCGATGTGCCTACACCACCAGGGGCGATTCGCACGTTAGAGGCTTAGCGTACGATAATTTCCCAATTCCGCGGACTCCCCGTCCATGGCCTGCCCTCCTCTGCAAGAGGCCACCGTCGGCGAGGGGTTTCCGGTCCAGCTGCGGTGGTTGGATAGATGATGAGGGCCTGCCCGACGTGGAAGCAGGGCAGGCCCAGAGTTTAAGTTTAGTCCGGTTGCAGAGGGGCGGGGCGCCCACTGAACGAGGAACGAACTTGGCTCAGGCCCGATGCCTTGTCAACCTGATCGGTGATCCACGCGAAAAGTGTGAACGGATTGTTCGATGACCCCTGGGCGCCCCGCGTCAGCGCCTGCTCACGGTGTTCTGGCGAGTCGGACCCGGCGTAAATGAAGTAAGGCGTCGTGTTCCTTCGTTCGCGTATGGCCTCAAGCAGTCGATAGCCTTCCGTCGGCCCCTCCACCCGCCCCATGTCGGAAACGATCGCAACGAAACGACGCGTCTCCAGTAGCCTCAACGCCTCGGCGGTGTCCAGCGCCAAGGTGCAAGAAATAGCCTTTGATGCCAACAGCCGGCGGACGTTTTCATTGTTCCATGGCCGATCGTCCACCCACAATACCTGACGCACCCACGGTTCATCTCGGCTCGTAACCACAGGTTCGTCGATCACTCTGACGCTCTTACCATTGGCGAAGGCGATCCGCTGCCCGGTGGCCGACAACGCCACACTGACACGCCTGACTTGCGAAATGCCCTTCATCACCTGCCAACTGTTCAATCGCTTGAACCCCTCCGTTTCCCAAAGGTCCAGACGCCCGGAGGCCGTTACCGTGACGAAGCGGCGACCATCCGCACTGACACTCGCACCGCGCAGTATCCCATGGAGGTTCAGCGGATCCTGATCCAGTGGGCGGCGCGTCTTGCGACGCCGGCCCGGCAAGTCGTACAGGGAGCCGTAATGCAGCAAGCCCGCCGCGGTGATGGCAAACACCATGTCGTCACGGGCCCAGGCCACAAGCACCTGATCGTGCAGCAGCGCCTGCAGGTCGTCCTCCAGTTGCCCTCCCCGCCCCGGCAAGAGTGGCACGTCCACCTGCGGCGGTTTGCCCCCCTCCAATGCCGTGATCAGGTTGGCCCCCTCGCCCGTCACCCACCAGCGTGTCGAGTCGACAGACAGCACGGGCCGTCGGGGCAAGCCTGCCCCTGGAATGACTTCACGCAGGGCATCGCCATCTTTCATAAAGGTCGCGCCATCGGCATCCACACCGAAGAAGGGACCTTTTGGCGACTCACTGTCAGCATCGGATGAAAGGGCAGCGGGAGACCTGAACAGCTGGGTCAAAGGTACGTCACCCGGATGAAGCGCCAGCAGCTCGCTGTCAACGGCATTTCGTTGCCCAAAGTCCTCGACCTTCAACGCTTGAACACGGGTGAATGTGCCGTCGAACTCGGCAACAGCCAACTGGTTGGCTGATAACCACGAAGCTGCGGTCAAGCGCATCATCTTGTATGACTGCGGAAAACGCCGCAGTAAGCGCTCACGCAAATCACTCACCATCGTTCCCAATTCGCGCCAGACCTGGGACTCAAATTGGCCCGCCGACTTCAAGTTGAAACGCTCCCTGATGCGGACCTGGCTGCCTATACCTAGATGAGCGGATTGTTGAGCTCCCAGCACCACGCAGGTGGAAACCACATCCTTTCGCTGGGCGAAATCGTTTATCGCCTTGAACTGCTCATAGTGTTCGTCTGCCCACTCCAGGTAACCCTCGGTCTGGAACACGATCAACGCCTGCGTGTTGAAACGCCGATGCGCCAATACTGAGGGGCTCGATAGACGACGCACGCGCAGGCGTGCCGAAAGGCTTTCGCTCAAGGCGTCGGTAACCCTCCTGACGATGGTCTTGACCGCCGCTAGGTTCACGTTGTCATCCGGTAGCTCGCCAGGTGCCCACCAAAGCAGCGTAATGACAGGTTCCTGATAATAGTCGATGCCCTGGTGTCGACGAATGGTCATGCCAGCCGCTTCGTGCGCCGGTTGCCATACATCGATGGCGGAGGCCATGCGCATCACCAGCCAGTCCTCACCGGAAGGCGACCATCGCAGGTCCAGGATCGGCTCGCGCAGCGTACGTACACGGTCAAGGGACGGCGGTGAGCCTGCATCGGCCTTGAGCGACGCCTCAGGCCGGGCAGCCTGTTCGGCTGGTACCACCGTCTCGCGCTCCTCGACTGACATCCCCTCCGCCGTACTGCGTGGGCGCAGGCCGATGCGCTCGAGAAACGCCCGGGACACCTCGGCAAAGGATTGTTGCTCGGGCGAAAGCTGGCGTATCTGCTCCTCACTCCAGGTTTCCACCACCGCGCGCATGTCCAGGTGCTCGCCGTACTTTTTTTCCAGATAACGGCCGACTTGCATCTGGATATCCAGCCCCAGCGCCTTCGGCATGCCTTGCTGAAGTATCGGCCTTACCCCTTCGACAAAGTCATAGATGACCTCATCGGCAGGAGTGCCGGATACGCAAGGCAACGCTTCGAGCAAACCACCCAGAACGAATTCAACCAGGTGCGAGGTCTGGGATTCGGGCAGTGTCGCCTGCTGGACCCAACGCATCACCGGAAAGCTCAGGGGCGCCGTGACCGACAGGTGTTGGGCTAGAGAACGCGCCATTGGAGATGAGGCCATGCGGAACTGCATGGTCAATAACTTCGCATCCATCACACCAGAGACCGGGATTGAGTCATGCGACTCCGGTTCTCGTTCATCCAGCAGTATGGCCGGAATGCGTCCTGCCCCCCCCATCACACCTTTGGCCCACGCCTTCAACGGCGCGGACGCGAACTCGATCAGGGGGATCGCCAGGCGGCTGTCGTCTCGTACCGCCGCCTGGCCCTGCAGCCGCACGTGCACCTCCATCGCCCGGGTGGCAATCAAAGGCTGGGCACTGCTGACCCAAGCATCCGGGGTGCCGGTCCAGCTGCGCGACCACAGGCTTACGGGCAATGTGTGCAACAAGACAATTGGTTGTTGTACGGCCATGGCCCGCAATAACTTCAGGTAGCTGCCATTACGCCATCCAGCCGAGGTAAAGTCACTGGCGAGCAACAGTATTTCACCCGGCCACCATTTGATCTTGTCGGCCTTACGCGAAGCACCGAGCGGGCGTCCCAGCCGGTCGAGTTCAGTCAGGGCTACGGCAGGAGATAGCCCATCGGACGTCGCGTCATCCTCGGCCAAGGTCCACTCCCGTTGCTGCTTGAACGTGCCCTGAGCGCGAAAAAGCGCTGTCAGTTCATCCAGCGGCTGGGTCCATAGCGCGTTGGTACCGTGACGCTCGCGGATCACGCTCAGGCGCAAGGAGCGGCGCGACCCCGGCAGGTACACTGGCTTCAGGGCATGAGGGCCCTCGTCGGTCAGGCGATCAAGGGTCAAGCGCTCATCCAACCTTGCGGATGCCTGGCGATGCTGCGCCAGGAAGGGCTTGACCGCACGCTTGAAACCTGGGCGGTCCGCAAGTGTGGGCAACGCCCCCAGCTTGGCTGTTCCCCCCCCCTCGGCGCGAGCGGAGGCAGGCTTGAGCAAGGCCTTCTCTACATTGCGAGGGGCCGCCTGCAACGTGCCATAGCCAGTAGGCGGAATTACGAGCGGCTCGGGCTTGGCAGACGCTGGCGCGTTCTCACTGGTAGTCTCCCAGCCGGGATCGGCACCCTTGGGCGCTGCGCTGGCGGGAGCCTGTTCCTGCACGATGCCCATGGCATTCGCCAGCCACAACGTATCCGCCAGGCTCTTGTAGTCGAGCGCGACTCCGTCCTGCAGCAATGCGTCAATCAGACTGTTGAGCATGTTCGATCAGCTCGCGGGATTGGTCAGCATCTCATACAAGCGTTGCGAGTCTTCAGTCTCACCGCCGCTCACCCGATGCACCAGGTAGGCGGCGTTGAGCAGTTGATCCGTCGCACGGGGCTGGTTGCTGCTGGCGAAGCGCTCGATGTACGCCTGCGCACGCTCAGCGACCTCAGGCCCTACGTGGGCCCCTACGATCTGCGCCAACTGCTCCACCCCCGGCGCCTTCAGTTCGACCCGGATACAGCGTCGCAGGAACGCCGCAGGAAACTCACGTTCGTCGTTGCTGGTCATCACGATGAAGGGAAATTCGTAACACTGGACTCGCCCCTCTGTGATGGTCGCCATCGCGGCCGTTGCGCCCGATGTCTCTGCGTCTCCCGCCGAGGAGGCAATCCTGACCGCGACCTCCCGGTTTTTCTGGCGCTGCAATTCAGGAATTTCGAACCAGCCCTCCTCCAGCGCATTGAGTAAGTCGTTGGGCAGGTCCGGGTCGGCTTTGTCGAGCTCATCGATCAGCAAGGCTCGTGGGCGTTCGGAGGGCAGCAACGCGGTGCCGAGTGCCCGGAGCCTGATGTACTCACCGATATCGACGGCGGTATCAGCATGCGCTTCCTTGTCGCGTAGCCGGCCAATAGCGTCATAGTCGTACAATCCATTGTCCAGTGTGGACCTCGAATTCACCGGCCACACCAGCACAGGCCCGAGCTTCAACTCATAGGCAACGCGGTAGATCAGTGAGCTCTTGCCCGTGCCGGGTGGGCCGGTCACCAGCAGAGGACGACGCAGGACCAACGCGGCATTTACCGCATCAAGAATATCTTTAGGCGTCTGGTACGCCCGGGCGCGCTCCCAGTAGCGGGCCGAATAGTCGATATCGCCCACGCTGTTGAACTTGTCATTCGCCGGTCGGGCAAATCTGCGCCATGGTGGCGCCTCGGGGAACGAAGTATCCGAGGGCTCGCTTTCACCTGAAAAAATTCGCCACTGAGTCATGTGCTCGTCCTTACGGAAGGTTGATATAGACCGCTGGAGACACCGCCAGCACCGGGTGGAATTCGGTCAGGGGTGTCCACGATGCAGGTCACGCCGTTGCACTCTTGGGTTTTGAGTGCCGCTAGGTCGACTTGCGTGTTGCGCAGGCGCACATACGGTTCGCCTTGGACGATATTGGTCACTCGTTCCATATGTTCAGGCCCACACCACGCCGCGCATGCAACCCCCTGACGCAGCGAGCGTTCGATGACATGCCTGTCGGTTTCCAGGCTGGTCGTGCCATGCCAGGACCAACCTTGCTCGGTAACCGAAGTCTCCGACTGTAACCAGACCATGCGCGGAACCCTATCGTGGGTGATGCCGGCGCTCTTCCAGCTTTGTTGCCAAGGACGTTGCCAGCTGCGGTCCTGCCATCGCTCCAAGACTCTCAACGCCAGTAAGGCGGGTGGTTTGCCAAGGAAATAGGAATGCTTGTCGCTTGTGTGAAATTCAAGCCCGGCGTAGGGCTCGAAGATTCGGTCGGCTGGCAGCACGACCTCGAACACCGTGTTTCCAAATGGCCCGAAGCCTCCGTATATCTGCATCAGAACCGAGCGCAGACGCTCAGTAAGCGTGGCCTCCGGGGTACGATAAGCGCCACCTTCAATCTGGTCACCGTTGTAAAACCATACACGTGTTTCCTCAACGTCCAACCCACCACTCAGATCAATCACGATGACATCCGAGAGTGCCATTACCTGATTGTCGTTTCGCAACTCCATCAGTCGCTGGTTTACCGCCGGACTGGCGTGACTTCGCGGCCAGTCGCCTATCCACCGTTCAACGGCCTGGATATCAGAGTCCCAGCTCGGATCACTGGACTGCTGACGAATTTGCTCCAGCACTGTAAACAACCTGAGTACAAACTGTTCGACAGTCGTCAAATCGTAATTGGCCTCGCCGACCACCGAGTCCAGCATGTAGAGCAAAGGCATCACGCCAGCCGGGACGACGGAGGAGCCGTTGAGGAACCTACTCGCCACAGCCCCCAGCAACTCTGAAGTTATCTTTGCGCTACCGTTAATAATTGACGCCAATGCAGCCAAGGCCGGCAGGGACATGGTCGGACAGCCCGGCACCGAGATACAGCGCTGCATGGATTCATCCACGTGCAGCAGCCGTGATGTATCGCTTTGAGCCCACGACGAGCAATTTAGGGCTGCCACTAGGTGACTGAGGTCCAGCTCGTCTAGGGACTCATAAGAGGCAAGTAGCTCAAGCAGCGCAGCGGTAAACGCGCTGGATTGACGCACGGGGTCGTTGGTCACCGCAGCACCTGGCTTCGACGCACTCAATATGACTTGCTGATTGCGGGGCCTCTCCGTACCTGCATTAGTTATCGCAAGCGCTCTCATCTGAAACAGCTCGATTTCCTTCGCGCAGGTGTCCTGAATCCACCACTGCCTGGCGAAGCGGTTACCGTCCACGTGATGCACGAACCGATTGGCCACCGAAGTCAGGTTGATTGCATCGTAGGGTTGCGTGGCGGCATCCTCGGTAAGCAGATAACGCTCCTGCGCTTGCCCCCCGTGCCATACGCCGTGCCCACTAGAGTAGACGATGAGGGTCTTGTCCGGGGTGTCCGGCAATGGTGGAAGTTTCGTAGGATCAAGCGCAGCGTCCAGAACCGCTCGAGTCGGTGCTCCGTTCAAGCGCGCACCGGCGGCCATGAGCGCTGCCTTGAGAGCGTTGCGCTCGGCGGCAAGCGCTTCGCTAATCCGCGAGTCCTCATTTATGTAGAGATGAATGTGCGCACCGGGAACGCCATGCGTCAGCAGGTATTGGGCCATGCGCAACGCATCCATCGCTGGCGCGTTAAGCGTCCAACCGGGGTCGCCATACCGCTCGATGCCGATCAGTATGGCGAAGGTGTTTTTTCCTGCCCCCAGTTTCATTGCTATACCGTTTCCAGAAATGACTTGATTTCTTCCCAGACCCGCACGTTATTCCAGTAAGCCCCATGCGCCGCCGGAAAAGGTTGATGACTGCGGACTTCCCGATCGGTGATGCCATTTCCGCCCGTCATGATCGGCAGCGCCTTGAATGACAGAAGGTCGTCCTGGTCGTAGATATTTAACCATGGCGGCATGTGGCCAGGGAGCTTGGAAGGTGCCTCCAACTGGGTCAGCGCACCAATTTCGTAGAGGAACGGCGCCTGAGAACCGACCGTGATGACACCTCGGATATTCGGCTGTGCGCTCGCAATCAACAAATCGATGCACGCGATTCCGCCCAGGCTGTGCGCCAGCAATATCACCGGTTCTCCGGTAGGTTTCGACACAACTTCGATGGTCTGCTCAATGAAGGCGCGTATTTTTTCACCCTTGGCCTGATACAGCAGGATGTCGCCAACCCCCGGTGTTGCACCTTGCGCGATCGACCGGCGGTACGCACGACCACCAGCCGCCGCAGCCTGCCAGAGCGGATCCACCACAACGGCACTGACCACTGCGGCCAGCGGCTTCGTCAATGTCTTGATGAAGTCACCAAGCATCCCCTTGGTCTGTGCCCTGCTGCCGCCAAGCATTTCGAAGGCGGCTCCCAGAACGCTGTCACGCACATCGGCGGGCACGGCGGGGATGCCAGCGTTCATCTGTTCAACAATCCAGCCGCTGGTGAGCGCCCGGGCGATTATCAACCGCACGGTATCTAGCCCTTGCTCAGGCTCTAAGGCCACGCCCGCATTGATCGCGGCGTCGAGACCGGAGAATGCCGAAACTGCCTCGATGGCACTGAGCGCACTTGCAAGCCGCGAAAGCCGTATATCCGGCCAGGCGCCATCGTCAATTCGCTCACGTAGTACAGAAAGTGAATCGCGCAGCATTGATACCGGTGTTGTACCAAAGGTCAAAGCAGGCTTGGCAGCCGAGCGGGAAGCCAGTAGGCGCAACTCGATCAGTGGGTCGTCATAGAGCAGTGCCCAACGTTCAGGCGCATCATTCTCTTTTTCGGTGACCACCAGACTTTTGGATTGATCATACAAGGGCACCGAAAGCCCCTTGCCCAGATCACTACCTAGATGTCCCCAGTAGCAGGGCACGACGGATGCCGTTGGAAGAAAATGCGCTACGTTCATCTGAACTGATTCAAAGGTCGCATCGAATGCAGGCTGACGCACACCTGTTCCGTGCACAAATAGTATTTTCATCTTCCTTCCCCTGGATGCATTGAACCTGTTAGGTCATTGCCGCATTGCTCGACGGGTGCTTGCGAAGGCCAGCCTCAACCCAGGCACATCGCCATCTCAACATGATGTCCGAATGGGAGGGGAAATAAAAGATCGCTGTATGGGGGTATAGCATCGTTTTGCAGAGCCGCTCGCAACGACACCATCGAGGCGGTGATTCCCTGGGACGAATTCACCGAGGCCGAACTACTGGCCCGGACTGAGGGCTTCGATCACCAGCACCTGGTCGGCGAGAACTTCGCCACCCTGCGGCTCTATACGGCGGCCCTGCTGGAGATGCTGGAATTACGCGCTGCCGCGGCTACAGGGTGTGCTGGCAGCTGTGTGTAGACCTTGCGCAAGTTGAACGCAGACAACCAGGGCCGGGTGTTCTGTCTATTGGTCGCGGTAGGAATGGCAGTCACTTGCCACCCCCCGCACAGATCCGTACGTGCAGAATTACCGCATACGGCTCCTGCCTTGGGTTTTGACGTCGAAGCAGTCTATGGGATGCGGATGCATTGGTAGCCCTCTTGGATAGGGTATTAACAGTCGGGCCAGCGCAGTCATGCGCTCCCAATTCAGTCGGTGTCGTTGACTCCGCCGTTTAAGGGCATGCCTCCACGCATCGACCACTTCACGGCGAAAGGCGTCCAGTCGCCGTGTATTACCGGGTACGTGATAGTAGTTGCAGTAACCTTTAAACAGACGGCTCAACCACTGTCCGATTATCGGGACTGGCTCATGCCTGCGCTTGTATAACTGCGCCCTTATCTCCCTGATTGTCGCTCTCATACGTTTGGTGATGGTCACGCGTCTAACCACAAACATCCCGTTCTTGGTTTGATCACAGATATGCGTGAACCCGAGAAAATCGAAAGTTTCCGGCTTTCCTTCTCCGCGCTTCCTGCGATCTTCGATCGCGAACCAGCCAAACCGTAGCAAACGTGTTTTCTCTGGATGTAGTATCAGGTTGAACTGAGCAAGCCGAGTTTCCAAGGCATGGCGAAAACTCCAAGCATCTTCATGCTTTTCAAACCCAAGCACACTGTCGTCTGCGTACCGTATGGCAATCATCTGACCTCGTGCAGTGCGCCAGCGCCATTGCCTGGTCCACAAGTCCATCACGTAATGCAGGTAGATGTTGGCAAGCAACGGTGAAATGGGCGCACCTTGCGGCGTGCCCTGCTTCGCAGGAATACGTTTTCCATTTTCGAGAACACCAGTGCTCAACCATCGAGCTATCAGCGCTAACATTCGTCTATCCGCAATTCGGTGTTGCAGGAAGTACATCATCCACTCTTGATCAATGGTGTCAAAGAACGCTCGAATATCCACGTCCAGTATCCAACGAACACGTGAGTTCTGTATTCCTACCGATAACGCATCCAATGCATCGTGTTGCCCTCGACCTGAGCGAAACCCATACGAGAGTCCGAGAAAGTTTTGCTCATAAATTGCGTTGAGCACTTGCACGACTGCAGTCTGGACGATCTTGTCTTACAAAGCGGTTACGCCCAGCGGACGCTCACTGCCATCTGTCTTTGGGATAAACACCCGCCGAACAGGCTAGGCGCGGTAGCGGCCGCTGTGAACTTTGTCGTGTTACCCGGCGATCCCGCCGGGCGGCTTGACGTACAGCGAGCAATCCTGACAACGCACTTGTCCGGCTCTGCGTCCGGGATACGGAAGGCTGATCACTGTTCCCCTTGGCTAACTCCCTTTCCTCCATCGTCTCCGCTGAGCAAAACCCATTGTTCGACAACTTCTCAGGTACTACGGAGTTATCCGACTTCTCATCCGCGTAGACGGCAAGCTTTTGGCTTGTGGCCTTTCCTGCCCCGTCTGGCTTGTCACGACCAGACACGGATGAGATCTCCCAGCTTCCGTACAGTTGACTTCCCAGCATGCTCAGGGTCTACGACCGCGCAGGGCGTGATACATGGTTTGCGATTATCGCCATGCACACTGTGGCCTTCCGCTTCGCATAACAGCGTCGGCGCCCTGGACTCATGATTTCGCGGCTCAATGGCTGGCCTGCTGGTTTCCCCTGTCAACGCTTCACCGTACACCTCACGGTGCACAGCGCATGACTCGGGGTCGAGGTGTTTCGCCATAACTTCTCTCGTAGGGACTTTCACCCTATATCAACTGCCAGCTTGGCTGGCGCACTAAGCGCAACATGAACCCCACACTCAAAGCGCTTACCTGATCCCCGATGCTGTGCTCCCGATTTCCTTCTGGAGTTCGCCGACCATGATGCGACCCGACGCCAAAGTCGAAAAAGTGTACCTCTACCCCAAGCCCGTCGACTTCCGAAAGTCCATCGATGGCCTGGCTGCGCTGGTCGAACTCGATATCAAAGTGGCGGTGTTCGACCCGGTGCTTTTCATCTTCCTCAACAAGCCGCGCAACCGCGTGAAGATCTTGTACTGGGAACGCAACGGCTTCTGCCTCTGGCTCAAACGCCTGGACTCCGAACGGTTCAAAACCTCACCCGATCCGACTGACGTGGCCATCGTACTGACCGTTCAGGAACTGAACTGGCTAATCGACGGCTTCGACCTCTGGCGCAACCGTCCGCATCAGGTTTTGACGCCTCGATATGTCGCCTGATTCGGTATAATCCGCGGCATGATTTCCATGCCCGAAGACCTCCCTGACGATCCTGTTCTGCTCAAGCAACTGCTTGAGCAGATGATCAACGAGCGCGCGTCCGACAAGGGCAAGATCGTTCATCTCGAAGAGGAAGTTGCGCTGTTGCGCCAGCGCCTGTTCGGGCGCAAGACCGAGCAGACAGGCGATGCGGCGACGCCACAGTTGCCGCTCTTCGACGAAGCGGAAAGCCTGGCAGAACCCTTGGATGAGGCTGGCGATGAAGAAGTCGTTGCGCCGACCAAGCGCCGTGGTAAACGCAAACCACTGCCGGCTGATTTGCCGCGTATCGAGGTTGTCCACGAACTGCCCGAGCATGAGCTGACGTGCGCTTGTGGCTGCCGCAAACATGCCATTGGTGAAGAGGTCAGCGAACAGCTTGAAATCGTCCCGATGCAGATTCGCGTCATCAAACATGTTCGCAAGGTGTATGGCTGCCGCAACTGCGAGTCAGCGCCCGTAACGGCGGACAAGCCTGCCCAGGTGATCGAGAAGAGCATGGCTAGCCCGAGTGTGCTGGCCATGCTGCTCACCACCAAGTACGTAGACGGCTTGCCGCTTCATCGCTTCGAAAAAGTGTTGGGGCGCCACGGTATCGATATCTCGCGCCAAACCTTGGCACGCTGGGTGATTCAATGCAGCGAGCACTTCCAACCGCTGCTGAATCTGATGCGCGAAAGCCTGTTGAGCAGTCGGATCATCCACTGTGACGAAACACGTGTGCAGGTGTTGAAAGAGCCGGGTCGTGAGCCCAGCAGCCAATCCTGGATGTGGGTACAAACCGGCGGCCCACCTGATCGCCCGGTGATCCTTTTCGACTACGCCACCAGCCGAGCGCAGGAGGTGCCGACGCGCCTGTTGGATGGCTATCGCGGCTATGTCATGACCGACGACTACGCCGGTTACAACGCGCTGACCGCGCAGGACGGCGTGGAGCGATTGGGCTGTTGGGCGCACGCACGCCGCAAGTTCGTCGAAGCGCAGAAAGTGCAGCCCAAGGGTAAAACCGGGCGCGCAGACATCGCCCTGAATTTGATCAACAAGCTGTATGGCATCGAACGCGACCTTAAGGACGGCAGCGATGAAGATCGTAAGGCTGCTCGCATGGAGCGCAGTCTGCCATTGCTGGCTCAACTGAAAAGCTGGGCAGAGAAAACGCAACCTCAGGTCACGACGCAGAATGCCTTGGGCAAGGCCATCGGCTACTTGGCCAGCAACTGGAGCAAGTTGGAACGCTACGTCGAGCACGGCTGCTTACCGATCGACAACAACGCAGCCGAACGTGCGATCCGCCCGTTTGTCATCGGCAGAAAGAACTGGTTGTTCAGTGACACGCCCAGAGGGGCGACGGCCAGTGCGCAACTTTACAGCCTGGTCGAGACGGCCAAAGCCAACGGTCAAGAGCCCTATGCGTGGCTGCGCCACGCACTGGAACGCCTGCCGCAGGCGTCCTCCGTGGAAGACTACGAAGCGCTGCTGCCGTGGAATTGCACGCCTAAAATACATAGTTAAGTGCTCCTCCATCGTGGGTCAGATGGGGCCTACGAAGCGCTTGAAGGATAAGAGCGGGGTAACGACCATGGAATACGACGAAAAACTGATTGAAGACGCAGTGCTTGCCTTGTTGGCAGCCTATAGCTCCGACAAAGGTAACGCGTGGAAAGGATTTGACTTCGAGATCATGAATCGACTGCATGAACGGGGTTTCATCAGTGATCCAGTTAATAGAAACAAATCCATCTGGTTGACGGCGGAGGGGCTGGAGCGAGGCCGACAGCTAGCTGACCAGTTGTTCGGGTTAAAGACTCAAGCGGGGAAGGTGCCCGACTCGAATACCTGATTTCCCCGTCCTTCATGTAACGGGTGGGGTTTATGGATCGCTTACGTTTGGCTCACTGACCTTGAACTGCCGCGCGAGGTGGTCGGGCGAGGCCACTGTTGGCTTTCCACCATAAACCCTGGGCGCCGCCGATAGCCCGCTTGCGAACGCAGCCCCTCCACCTGCATCAAACGCCCGACTCGATTTCGACCGCATTCCTCTCCCAGCTCACGCAGGTCATCGTGGATTTTGCGGTAGCCGTATACACCTCCGCTTTCCAGCCAAGCGTGCTTGATCAAACCAAGCACACGTTGATCTTCTTTTACTCGGGCAGATTGAGGCTCGGCCAGCCAGGCGTAGTAGCCGCTGGGGTGCACCTTGAGGGTTTGGCAAAGTCGCCGCACCGGATAATCAGTCGAGTGCTTCTTGATGAAGGCGTACTTCAGCCGCACTCCTTGGCAAAGTACGCGGCGGCCTTTTTTAAGATCTCTCGCTCTTCAGTCACGCGCTTGAGTTCAGCGCGTAGTTTGCGAAGTTCGGCCTGCTGATCGTCATCTTGCTGACCCTGCTCTTGGGGCTTGCTGTAGACCTTGATCCAGGCGTAGAGGCTGTGCACAGACATGCCTAGGCGCTGGGCGACATCGGCCACAGGTTTGCCTTTTTCGGTCACTTGCTTGACCGCTTCGATCTTGAATTCTTCGGGGTAACGCTGACGACTCATGGCACCTCCTATTTGGGCCTCATTATGAAGCTGGGAGGTGTCTACGAAACCAGGGGCGATTCAGCCATATACAAGCCAACAAAAACTACAACCAATGCGAAGGGATTTGCAAATCATACTGTTTTGCTACGTACTGCAATACACTGAGCAGAGAAACAAACCGCTCCTTGTCATACTCCTGATGAGCAGCGCGACGCCGTATAAGAGCTTCAAACTCATTCAAATTATACAGGCCCAACCTATATAGATTTCCCCAGGAGGCCACACCAAATAGATTATACACCGTAGCGGTATCATCACGCTCACTAGCTAGTCGCTTTTCCCCAACAAGCCGCGCTAGAGCTTCCTCGCCTTTATCGCGATCTTCGTAAGTAAATAAAAGTTTCACCATAACTCCACTGACTTATCCTCAAGGCCGTCAGGACCGAAGCCGCCCGCATCAATCGGAGTAGGTAAAACAACATCAGACACCAACTCCACTATTGTCTGATACATAAGGCGCCCATGCTTTTCAACGTGTGAGACTGGAATCTTGGGGTTATTTCGATCTTTACCACCAGTTGCATACCACTTGGCTTCCCATCGAGCAAAGTAAACCTCCAAATCTTCCGGCTCTAAAATATAGACCGCCTGCAGCTCAATGTCTCGATAAATTGCAAATACCCAAGGAACCTCACGATACTTATCAAGTATAGTCGGATTCAAATGATGATGAGTTGAAAAACCCTTAGTTAGCTCGATATTCACCGATTTAAGCTCATACTCCCTTCCAGCAACATCTACGGCGTCATTACCCTCCCGCCCTGGAAGTACCGCAAGGTTGAGTAAAAGCAAGACTTGAAGAAGCTTCCCACCATTATCCTGAAAAATATCGTTTATTCCGTGAGCCTTAGCAAGCGCTTGAAAGCCCTTCACTGCAGGCCAAACCTGAGTCAACTTCTCATAATCAGGGTGAGGTACTAGAGGTTCCACTCAAATCTTCCTTCTCTTCCATTAGAAATGCTGGAGAGACTCTCAGTGCAACTGAAAGTCTCTCAATATTATCTATCGATATATTTCTTTCCCCTCGCTCCACTGACCCGACATAGGTACGATGAAGCCCCGACGCTTCCGCCAGAGCCTCTTGTGACCAACCAAGTGACTCACGTGCGGCTCGCAGATTTCTAGCAAAAACGCGCCTTATCGGGGAGGGGTTTATCTTCTTGATCATGCGAGGGATAATGGTGCTCTGATGACTATGGATCTACAGCCTATGAGTAGCATTTCTCACAACCTAAGCCCCGCTTTCCTACCCGCGTACCACACAGAGAAAGGGGCGACCTACATCGGCGATTCAAGGGATTTGCTTGAAAGGGTACCCGACAATAGCGTAAACCTAGTCATGACGAGTCCCCCTTTCGCTCTGCAACGACAGAAAGAATACGGAAACTTAGATCAGCATGAATACATTGATTGGTTTTTGAGCTTTGCAGAGATCGTGTACAGAAAGCTTACCCCTGACGGGAGCTTTGTAGTCGATTTCGGCGGAGCTTACATGAAAGGCGTGCCAGCAAGAAGTCTCTATAACTTCCGGGTCTTAGTCCGCATGATCGACGAGCTAGGTTTTTTCCTGGCAGAAGACTTTTATTGGTTTAACCCCTCCAAACTCCCCAGCCCAATCGAATGGGTAAATAAAAGAAAAATGAGGGTAAAGGACTCTGTCAACACCGTATGGTGGCTAAGTAAGACCGAATGGCCAAAAGCAAATGTCAGTAAAGTTTTGGCACCCTATAGCGATCGTATGAAAAAGCTGATTGAAGATCCGGACAAATTTTACACCCCGAAAGTTCGCCCCTCCGGCCACGACATAGGAAAGAGTTTCAGCAAAGATAACGGCGGCGCCATTCCTCCAAACTTACTCCAAATACCAAATTCCGAATCGAATGGTCAATATCAGGCGGGTTGCAAGTCTGTAGGAATTAAGGCGCACCCAGCCCGCTTCCCAGCCAAGCTACCCGAGTTTTTTATAAAAATGCTAACAGACCCCAACGATTTGGTTGTCGACATTTTTGGTGGATCTAATACTACGGGCCAAGTCGCGGAGGCGGAGGGCCGCAGATGGATGACATTCGAACAGCTTCCTGAGTATGTTGCAGCCTCAGCTTTCAGATTCATTGATAAAGGTACTGCTCCCGAGAAAATGCAAGAAATTTTCGAGGCGATTTCACAAGGAAGATCGGTAAATCTCACAGAACACACGCGCCAGCCCGCATTCTCACTCTAATTCCTTGCCACGCTGATTGTTGAAGCTGAACGAAGCCAGCTTCAACAATTACGCCCAAGCTTACCCATTCAATCAAATTGCTTCAGCACCACTAAAAAACTGAAACAATAAAAAAGCCCAGTCGTCACCAACTGGGCTTTTTCGTTTCAATAATGGTCGGGACGGAGTGATTCGAACACTCGACCCCTTGCACCCCATGCATGCCAAGCCAGCTAACGGCATGATAACACAGCACTTTTCGGCGCGCTCGCTGCAACCGACCGTCCATAGGTGCTCCCAAGCGTTCACGAGAGTCACGCATTTCTCACGCAGCCCAGGCTGCCCATCCCGGCGTTCTGCCGACCGTTTCCCTTCCTTTATATAGCTCCTCACAGATCGGCGCTATCCAGCGCCCACAGCCTGGCCGACTCTACGATCTCCAGCATGTCGACCAGGTCGCCGTCATCGACCTCCCGGCGGCGGCGAGCGGCATAGGCCATCTCATCGAGCACTGCCGCACGCCCATCAGGATCAGCCGCCAGGGCAACCTGGTCGTTCAGCTCGGCCAACCAGGCCCCCGGCAGCTCAGTTGCCATAATCGCCCACCGCCCGGCACCACCATGACTGGGCGTACAGCACCCCATCAATTTCCTCGACACCGTTGATGTTGATCCCGAGCTGGGCCATGCCATTGAGCTTGGCATCGTGCAGCCGGGGGATGATGTCAGGCCCGGGCGACGGGTTGAACACCCACGCCTGGGTCGAAACCCGGCCCAGCGGCTCACTGTGATGGTCGCCGATGTGGATGTCAGCCCGCAGGGGCTGGATCTTCCTGAGCTGATCGGAAGGGATGGCCACGCCATTCACGCGGCGGCGAACGAGGAGGAAGTACATGCTGCACCAAATACTGTATATGGATACAGTATTTCAGCATCAGGAAACGCAAGCGCGCCAGTACCGCTCGGCGGACTATGCGTGGTTGCTCAGGAAAGGATGTCGACACATGCGGCCCGATCAGTGAATCGGGCCAGCAGTGCCGCCTAACGCTTTGAGCTGGTAGTCTGTGACCGCCTGGAATTGCGATTCGGCAATCAGCCGCAGACGCTCCACCTCTTCCGCCGGCTCGCCCGAAGCCTGGGCTTCGTGATAACGCTTCATGGCGTCCACGGCATCGGTGTACATGGGATGGTCAGGGTAAAGGATCGGCGGCTTACACTTCATCGGGGTCCATCCTGAGGAGGCCATCATTGAATGGTAGACGGTGCCCGCCCTGCTTGGATTAACTGGTAATCGATAACCGCTTGGTATAGCGAATCCGCCAATAGGCGTAGGCGCTCGACTTCTTCAGGCGGCGCGCCACGGTCCTGGGCCTGGTGGTAATCCCGCATGGCGTCGATGGCCTGCTGGATCAGCGGCTCGCCGGCCTCGACCATCCCAATGAAGGTGCGCTTGTCCAAGATGCGATGCCCTGTCCAGTTGATGGGCTGAGTATAGGACCGGTTTGGGTATGTAGAACGGGGTCTGCTGGTGACTATAAGACATCGGGCTGATATTATCTCGTCACGCTAGCTTTCCACTCATAGGGACCAAGATAGCTAGAAGCCCCGGACGCCAGCATCCGGGGCTTCGTTTTTTCTGCGGGTCATCTACGGCCTCTTCATCCGTTCAACCACAGCCTCGCAGGCCAGGCCGGCTATTCGGCTTCGCTCAAGCGCTGTCGCGAGGTCTCCCGCCATTCGGTCAGCTTCCTCAAGCAATCCCCCGAGCACCACGACGGCAGAGGTTCCTGCCTGGCGCTGCTGGGCAGCGATGGTATCGCAGGTGGCTCGATGGCCGTCTCGCAGTCTGGCGATTTCCCAGCGCAGCCCGTCAGCAGCAGACTCAGCATTAGCGGCGCGGCCTTTGGCCAGTTCCAGTTTCTTGCGTGCACTCTCACCCTCCTCGTCCGCCGCGGATTGGCGGCGTAGTTCTTCAGCTCTGGCCTGGGCTGCGACGCGCCGGTCGCGTTCGGCCACCTCAAAGCGGTATTCGGCCAGCTGGCCGCGCGCGGTACCGGTTTCGCCCTGGGCGGCCACGACGCGATACTGCTGGCCAGCGGCGACAAGCAGTAGAGCTGCAAGCCACCAGCACCAGGCCGGCACAAGCCTCACCAGCTGCTCCATGACGCCTCCCAGTCCGGCAGATCGACCGTCTGGCCGGCCAGCGCGTGAGTGCAGTCGCCCAGGTACTGGATGCGACCGTCCGTGACGAAGGAATGGCATACCTTGGCGACCTTGGTCTGCACGATCTCGCCGCTCAGAATCTTGTCGCGGATCTCCAGCGTGGTGGCCGGTGGATCCCACTCATCCCATTGAGCCAGGACCGATGGCGTGAATGTCGGGGAATCTGCGTTGCCGTTGTAGCCCCAGCGCGGACCGGATCCCGCGCCAACCTGGAGGCTATGTGGCGCATCGCAGCCCTTGCAGAAGAACCACAGCGATCCGTCATGTGCCTGGCCCAGGCAGCGGCCTATCGTTTTGATGGTCATGCCAGCACCCCTCCCAGTTCGACCCAGCGCCCGAGCAGCTTGTCCAGGCGGTGCGGGTTCTGTCCGTAGTCGTTGCCTGGCAGCGATGCCCAGATGTTCGAGCACTTGGCGATCGCCTGCTCGATGCGGCCTGCCTTAATGTCCTCCAGCGCACGACACTCGCGGATCTGTTGCTGCGCAACACGGTCCTGATTCTCCGGTGTGAAGCCGCCCTGCAGCCGCAGGCTCACACGGTAGGCGTCCCAGTAGCGTGCGAGCAGCTGGTACCGCCCGGCAGCCGTACTGGTCACCGGCTTGCCATTGATGGGGAAGGTCAGCTTGCGCCGCGGGTGATCGGCATAGCCCTGGAACAGGCCTCCGCCGTACAGGACGTTGTAGCCGTCGTCACTGGCCTTCACGGTTGAGGTGCCTTCCGAGAAGGCGACGAGATCAAGAAACCGGAGCACGTTCGCGCCGCCGGCCTGGGTTTCGGTGAGTCTGGCCATGTTTTCTCCAGGCACAAAAAAGCCCGCACTGGGCGGGCATAATCTTGGTTTGCTCATTCAGCTGAACCACCAATGAATGAGCAGGCTTATGTGCAAAAAGGTATTATGCGGCGCAAAACTTGCACCACCAGGAGCTGCATCCAACAATGACGTCCCTATCCCATGCCGATCTGGCAGGCGCCACTTCTATCCACAACGCACAGAGCTATAGGCCGGACATCGACGGGCTTCGCGCCATTGCTGTCCTGGCAGTCATCCTCTACCACTTCAAGGTTCCCTTCTTCCACGGCGGCTTCGTCGGCGTGGACGTATTCTTCGTGATCAGTGGCTACCTAATCACGAAAGGGATCCTGAGCCAGCAAGGCAAGGGCCGATTCGACTTCGGCGACTTCTATACCAGGCGGGTCCGCCGCCTGATACCCGCGCTACTGGCCACTATTGCGGCCTCATTCATCGCGGCAGCCTTCCTGTTCTCCCCGGAAGACTTCAAGCAAATGTCCGGCTCGACGGTGTACGCGCTGGCTGGCATATCCAATCTTTTCTTCTGGATGCAGAGCGGCTACTTCGACTCGGCATCGACCGTGAAGCCTTTGCTGCATACTTGGTCGCTCAGTGTCGAAATCCAGTTCTACATTCTGTGGCCTCTTATCCTAGTCGGCGTCACCAAGCTGACCAAGAACGTGCTGGCGGCCACAACGCTGATCTTTGTTATCGGAGCCGCTGCGGCGTACTTCTTCTTGCAGCAGGACGCCTCGGGCGCGTTTTTCCTGACCCCGTTCCGTATTCACGAGTTCCTGGTGGGCGCACTGGTGGTGCTGGTTGAGCGCAACAAGGTTAATGCTGCGCTGAAGGAGCTGGCATACCTGGCGGGATTGGCCCTGGTTATTGCCCCTATCTTCCTCTACAGCAGCAACGGCACTCTGTTTCCTGGTCTTGCAGCCTTGGTACCCGTGGCTGGCGCCGCGCTCATGATCTTCGCAGGCGGTAGCGCAAAGGCAGCGTGGCCATGCCGCTCTTGGGCAGCAACAAAAATCGGTGAGGTCAGCTACTCGCTTTATCTGGTTCACTGGCCTCTGTTCGTTTTCGCAAGTTACTTCCTGATGCGGGAGCTGACAGCGCTCGAAACGACCGCCTTGGCGGGCATGACTTTCATCGCAGCTATCGCCCTGTACAGCCTGATCGAAAAGCCATTGCGGAAAGCGAAGGGCGCAAAGCTCAGCGGGAATGGTTTTGCGCTCGCATCCCTTGGGTGCTCAACCGCTTTGATTGTCGTCGCTTCCAGCGGATGGGGTCAGAATGGCTGGGAGTGGAGGGTTCCAGCGGAAATAGCTGAAATTGCTAAAATAGATATAAATGCTGAGCGAGCATATGTTTGGCAGCGTCATAACCTACTGAACAAGAAAGATAGATTCGATGAAGGCAACTCAAATCCCAAGCTACTTATCATCGGCGACTCACAAGCCGGCGACCTGATAAACATACTTGACAAATCCGGAATTTCCAACTCATACAACATTGTATCTCGAGTAGTCGGAAGTGACTGCGGGACACCGTTGATTGACGAGACCAAAATCAATGAGTTCTTTAGAGAAACAAACCCCTTCTCTGCTAAAAATCCAACAGTCACCCAAAAATGCACCGCAATGCTTCACAGAGCAAATGATGAACACCTGATATCCAGTGCAGACAAGGTATTCATTGCAATGCGCTGGAGAGATTTTGGTGAAAACGAATACACATCCGCCATTACCAATGCAATAAAACAATACAAGGCCAAATTTTATATATTTGGACGAAAAGATATCTCAAAAGGAAGCATAGAGATAGCTACAAAATTCGGAAGAATACATGGAATAGAGAATTATGCGGCTAGATTTAAGACCAATGACGCCGCAATGTTAAATTTACGCCTAAAAGAAATTGACGGATCAAACTTCGTGGACCTGCTCTCCATTACCTGCCCAGAGAAAAATAAGTGCATTGTAATTAGTGCGGAAGGAAAGCCGATATTTTTTGATCAAGAGCACTTAACCAGATTCGGTGTTTCTGAGTTTTCAAAAATAATTCCTAGCATGCTTTAAATCGGCTGTGGCCACCTACATAAATGGTGGCCACATACCAGTCTAGGTCGTAGACACTGAACTCTCTGCTGCGCAAACACCAAATCTGTAGTTACCGGAGGATATATTCCCCCCCGTATTACTCCGAACAACAAACCTCAAATTTGTCTCAGTTGAATTATCATAATCATAACTTGCAGATATCGACAAACTCCCATAAAGATCTGCAGATGCAAAAGCCGGCTTAATTCTGAAAGCACCTGCCGGCACGGAAACATCAAACTGACCGCCAAGCCCACCTCCTGCTAGAGCCACAACGATGCTCCTCTCAATTTTGGCGCCATCAACAGAACAATTCCCAGACGTTTCTTGGCGTAGCACCCGAACAGAGCAGGCACCAAACCTATTGCCAGAACCATAAACAAAATTTGCATTCGCGCCAAGCCACAGTCCGCGCCCATTAAAACTTGTGAAGTTATTGCTGGAAACAACACCCCCATACTTTTCGTCAGGAATACTAGAATTCACATAGACGCCTGTCTCTCCAGATCCTGATGAAGTACCCCTGAAGACATTCCCAGTGATGGAAAATCTTCCAGCCCGACTAATATTCACACCATAAAAAGGCTCGAAGTCTCCACTCCTATAGATAAGGCATCCTTCCACTACAAAATCAAAGACATTATCAAGATCTATAGCGCTCTTCACTGCCGCAATGTGCCCGCCAATCACACTTAGACCGCTCTCGCCCTGCGAAGGGTGCCAGTAAACACCATATTGGCATCCGACAATGGTATGTTGGGTAATATATACACCCTCAACAAAATCCCCAATCTTTATGGCGTTAAGACCAAAATACAAAATAGGGCTAATTATATTATAGTGGACTGGAGATGTGCCTTGTGCTGTTCCAGAAATCTCAATACAGGTACTTACATCATTTCCATTTCCTGCATGTATCTCCGGCGAGTCAATCCAGGCAGGGCATGCATCTCTAAACTTCAAAGCCGTAAACCAGAACTGGTTGAAGTCCGATTTTCCGCGCATTCTTATGCGCTCTAGATATATCCCTTCAGCAGGCCTACCTTGCACCGATTCCCCATAAATAGCCAGACCAACGCCAGTTCGATTATTGGTAGTAGAGAAGCTAATATCTGAAATCCTCAAGCCTGTTTTGCTTCCAGCTCCAGGCAGCCACCAGTTTCCGTGAAGATTGAACTCAAGACCATCTCCACCGGTATTAAGCTCAATGGTTGTAACTCCAGCGCCATAGCCCACTATAGATAGCGAACTTTCAAAATTTAAATCAACAGAAATTTTATCTGTTACAATATATTTCCCCGGAGGAAAAAAATATGCGCCGAGGCAGATAAAGCGTTACGAATCGCAATTGTGTCGTCAGTGACGCCATCACCCTTTGCCCCAAAATCCCTTACATCAATGAATCCGCTTAATTTGTCGCTCAGTTGACGATATGCCGATCCACCAGATCCACTCTGCCATCCGATCATCGTGCTACCGCTTTGGCTTGCCAACGCTTGGCGAAGCGCTGCATCCCCAACTGCCTGAAGCTTCGGCGCGTCCGACTCCCAGGTCCCGGTCAGCGTCAGCGGGATGTCCGTTGCATTCATGACCCGGTAGAGCTCACCAGAGCGCTGAACCAACTGTGTCTGACGTTGGGCCACGACCCCGGCCCCGTAAGTCAGGTACACCGATTCATATCCCTGGTCGATGAGGTAGTCGGTCACCTGTTGCATGATCCCGACCCACGATTTCAGCGGGACGCCAAGGCGATTCAGGCACTCGCCAAGCGGTCCATTCAAAAGCAGGTCAAGCACTCCAGCGTTATCATGCAGGTCAAATGGCGAGCTGGAGCCATCAGAGCCAACCGGGTTGCCAGTGTTGTAGCGCATAGATTCTCCGGGCATAAAAAAGCCCGCTCTGTGGCGGGCATGCTCAAGTAAGGGGCCGGTCAGGCCGATGGGAATTGATCGTCATAGGTGTAAACGCGGGCGTCGTAGGGCATGCCCTTCATCGCGACGTTGCCGTTGGCTGGGTCAGAGCTGGTGATCAGGGTCGGGTAGGCCCAGCGTGCAGCCGGCCCGAACAGGATGTGTGGCGGCTCCAGTGAACCGTCGACCTCCGGCGTGAAATCGAGGGCATCGACCCGCGCCGTGTACGGATCAACCTGCGTTGCGGTCCACGGACCAGACAGCGTGCCGTCCAGCTTTCGAACGCCTATCAGGTGCTCACCGCCCGCGCTGAAGTCCAGTTGCTCGGACGAGGTCAGCAGCGTGCCGGAACCGGTCACCTCGAAGCCCAGCAGGATCGCGCTCTGGCATCCCTTCGGCCTGTCGTCGGCAACCGCGGCGAAGCTCAGATAGCCGCTGTTGCTGCCGTCCATCTCGGTTTCCCAGGTGTAAACGTCGGTCCGGAACTTCTGGTGGCCGCGTCGGCGCATGCCGATACGCCAAGCCCTGGTCCTGTCGCCGATACCTGGCATCTTGATCTTCTCGACCTTGATGCCTAGGTCTCCAGGCCAGCGGCACTCGACCGTTTCCCAAGCCCAGGTGGTGCGGGAGAAGAACTCTACATCCACGCCATCGAAGTCGTTGATCGATGGCATGGCGCCGCTGATCTTGAGCATCTTGGTCATGTTCTGCGGTGAGTAGGTCTGCGTCTTCGGGCCATAGGTAACGTCGAACGCTGCCCTGGCGCTGTCTCGGACAGGTCTCAGCAGGCCCCGGAACGTCACCAGTTCGCCGAACCCGCACGCCAGGGCGTTGTTCACCATGTCCTTCACGGTGATCGTCGCGTCCAGCGTCTCGTCGTAGGTATCGCCACGGGCAACGCAGATCTCGTGGAAGGCCTGCCACTCAGGCAGATCCAGGTCGTCGTCCGTGTATCCGCGCTGCTTCAGCTGGTGGATGCAGTACGGCACGATGTCGCGGCTTGGGCCGGTACCGCCCTCCATCAGCGGCAGAATACGGGTTGCCTCGACGCTGACTTGACTCTCCGACTGAGCCGAGAGCCGGTCGCCGCCGCGTATTCTGCAGGTCATCACCGTCAGACCTGGATAGCTCGTTGGCGAGTTCTGCATCCGCCCGCGCAAGTCCGTCCAGGTTGCGTCGTCGCGGGCCTCGTCGTTGATTCGCCCCGGGCGGTCCTTGTACAGCTTGCGGACCCTTGCCTCGGCGCGCATTGGATACGGCAGCGTTACCCGGTTGGTGAAGCCTTGGGCATCCAGCGACCCGCCCGTCTTCATCAGCTCGATAACGGTCCAGGCACCGGCCACATCCATGTCCCGATACTCGAAGGCGTAGTAGGTCGGGATCTCGTAGATCTGCCCTTCCCGGCCAATGCCGCACAGGCCATTGGCGTAGGTGACCGACCACTCGATCATGGTTACCTTCTCGTTCTCCGGGCAGCAGGCGAACGGGCCACGGTATCCACCCTGCAGGTTGGAAGCGTCCAGGGTGATCAGGCCGTTGACCGTCTGCATCGAATTGAACCCAGGCCAGCCGGCGTCGGTGGAGCCAGATGCGGTCAGGCGCTCCACCTCGAGCAGGCTCGTGCTGAAGGCCGTGATACGGTACCGCAGGCCGCGCGGGCCGATGGTTGCCATGCCCTGACCCAGTGCAAGGCCTACCACCGGCGATCCGCCGTCATAGTCCAGGGTCATCTCGGCTGGCTGCTCGGGGATAGCGCTGGTGGTGGCCGTACCGGTGACGCCTACTGGCGACGATCCCAGGATGGTGGATGCGCCGGTAGCGGTGATGGCCTGACCGGCGAACGGCGTCAGCTCGACGATACGCAGCACACTGCCGCTCACTTGCGCCTGAAATGGCTTGCCGCTGAACTGCGTATTGAGCGCCGACACCAGCCCGGACAGGTTGGTAGTCGCGGTGTTCAGTGTGATCGGGTAGCTGGCCGCGCCGTGGAACACGGTGAAGCTGAGCGGGGTTACGTCGAAGTCGTACCGTGTTGGCGCTGCCGAACCGGTCAGCGTCGATGCCGTGCCAGGGTTGGCCGGCACGGCTGGGCTGTATGGCGTGTAGCTGTGGACTACATACAGCCCCGCGTTGGCACCTGCAACCTCGATCAGCATGCCCGGCGCGGGGTTCAGCATTTCCAGCGGACCACGCACGATGTCGCGCCCCACCCCGCCGTCAATGACGGTGTAGGTGTAGGGCGCCAGCACGCGGACGATGATCCCGTTCGACCAGTCGGTCGGGAACTGGCCGGATCCGGCCGGCACGCTGATCGTGTCGCCGACGAACTGGTACGCCGATGCGGTGGCCGACCTGGTCAGGTCGGTGGCCATGGTCAACTCAAGGCCGGCCGAGCCGCTGGAACTGGCGCCAACCTCGGGCGCGTTGAACCAGTTGATGTGCGCTGGATCGGCAGACAGGTCGGCCCCCGGTGGGTAGATGGTGAACGTCGCGTCCGCGCCAAGGGAGATCAGCGGGGTTTCTCCTACCTTGACCTTTGCCAGCGGCACGTCGTACTCGCCTTCGCCGATGTACAGCAGCATCTCCACACGCTGGTCCCGGGGGGCCAGGAATGCTCGGCGCGGCTGGGTCAGGTACGACGGATAGACGCGCTGGTGGCCTGCGATCTGCCGCACCGGGTCGCCCAGCTTGACCTTGTTGCCCTTGGCGCTGGCATCCATCAGGGGGTCGCCCTGCTGGGTTCCAGCGCTGGACGGCATTCCCGGCATCTTCGGCATGACCGCCTTCAGCACCGCCTTGGCGCCCTTGAACAGGGCGAAGGTGATGGAGAACGGGTCGGTTCCCTTGGGCTCGCGGTAGATCTGGAGCAAGTCGGATGGCTTGAACTTTACCTTGTGCCACAGGTGCTGCTCGATCACTTCGTCATTCAGCACAGCGCTGATTGGCGGGCTTTCCCGGCGTTCGTACGACGGGGCCATGGACTTCAGCCACGCCTCGATGGTCATACGGCGGTCTGTCTTCCAGGTACCGAGCGGCGCCGTGTCACTCAGCTTGTTCGGGTAGAACTCGATCACGGTAATAAACCACCTTGGGGTGAGCGGCTTCGAACTCGCCAGTTGTCCGGAGGCAGGCGCCGCCGGGGTTTGTGTCCAGCACCTTCAGGCGCCCTTCGCTTTCCACCACCACGCCGACATGCAGGCACAGCGCACCGCGGAATACGGCAGCTATGGCACCAGGCTCCGGGGCGCACTCCTCCATGCCTTGGCGCAGGTCGTGATAGGCGGCGGTATTGGCCTTGAGCTTGTCCTTGCCCACGGCGCCCAAGCTGGGCAGCAGCGGCAGACCGAACACCTGGTTGCGAACAGCGACGCACAGACCCCAGCAATCGAAGGCAATAGGACCCCGTGCACCCTCGCGATACGGGGCGCGCATGAATTTCTCGATCATGGTCAGATGTACTTCAGGCCGGGTGCCAGGGATGTGGTCAGGATGGTGCGGAGACCGTTGGTGTTGAGCAGGTCGAAGAAGCCGGCGGTCAGCTTGGCAACATCGTCCTCATATTCCCGGCTGAGCAGCGTCATGCGGTACCGCTCTTGCGGGAACGATAGGTCCTCGGCCAGGTAGCGCCGGAAAGTGATGATGAAGCGGTCGTCGGCCGCCTTCGCCTCCTCCACGACCTCCTGCACTTCGCCGGTCACGTTGTCCAGGCCCAGCACCAGGTTCTGGAACGCACTGTTGTCGTTCTTGGGCAAGGCCAGGTCCATGGCCATCGCGATGAAGGTAAGCGTGCGGCCGTCCTCGGTGGTGCAAACCCGGTCTTCCCAGCCCGAGCAGTACAGGTGGGAGACGGTGCCGCCTTCCTTCTTGGCCTCAATGGTGTCGACCAATTCGCCCCTGCCCGAGGCGTAGCACTCCTCGATCAGGCTCATGCTTCAGGCCACTCCCTGTTGACCGCCACATCGATGACGTTCTTGTTCAGCCAGTACTGCGGGAATTGCTCCCATGGTGCCGGGATAAGCGGGCGCTGCTTCAGTTGCAGGACCGCAGAGTAACGCCAGCGACTGATCTGCGTCAGGTCTGGACCCTGGTAGATGCCTTTGAAATGCGCCTCGTATAGCGCGAAGCCGGCCGGCGTCTGCAGCTGAATCTCGAACCACTCCAGACCGTTGTTGATCGTCCGCGCATACCAGGCCTCAAATATGCCGGCCTCATCCTGACTAAAATTGAAGTTGAACCTCAACTCAGTCGGAACGTAGCTGTGCCGGACCCTGTACCGCATACGCCCGGTTACCATCTGCGTAGCCCGCATCGGATCAACCGTGCTCAGGCCATACCCATCCTGCAGCGGAAGTGGCAATTCTGCCGGGTATTGAATCATTGCCGTTCCTCAGCTGAGGTTTGCGTTTAGGTGAGGGGGCTGAGGCCCAGCGCCTCCTCGATGCGAGCGAGCCGCCTTTGGAGCAGAAGCTCTTTCTCATCAGGCGGAACAACGGGATCGGGCACAGTTGCGCCTGCCCCGCTGTCGGCCTCATCGGTTTCGGTGGTCATGGGATCTACCTACGTTGGGTTGCGCGAAAGCCCGTAGGCCGCCTCGATGGCCTGAGCCCGCTCGCCCCCGCCCCAGATGTCAGCCACGAAGGCGTCGATCTGCAGCTGGCCGTCGTCACCGGTGCGCTGATCGACAGTGCCGGCGCGGGACCGGTCTTCGATCAGGTTGACGGTGACATTGGCCGGAGCGGTCTGCTGCTGGGCATGACCGTTGGCCTGCACCTTGTTGAGCGAGATGTTTTCGCCTGCGAAGGAGACCCGCTCGTTCGAGTTGATCGCCTCCAGCAGCTCGCGATTGCGCGCGGTTGCCTTGGCATTCACTACAAACTCGCCGTTGCTCAGGCGCGCAGGAATGCTGTCGGATGTGCCAGAGCCTGGGCCTGAGACATAGCCACCCGTGGCGAAGCCCTTGATGAGCGCGAAGGCCGCCAAGAGCGCGGTACCGCCGACCACTGCCGCTGCACCGAACGAGCCGATGGAGGCGACGAGAGCCGCAGGCAGCCAGGCGCTTGCGGTTGTGGCCGCTGCCGCCGTCTGGGCTGTGGTAGTGGCGGTTGTGGCGGCAATGCTGGATGCAGTGGCCACGCCATCCGCAGCGACCTTGGCAGTGGCCACTGCCGCAGCACCTGACGTCTCTGCTGCTGTTACGGCGCCAACCTGGGCGATCTGCTGCGCGGCGACAGCCGCCGAGGTCTGCCCGAATGCCACCTGCATAGCTTGATTGACCGCCCATTGCGCAGCCATCTGCCCGAGCGAGTTGACCACGCTGCCGACCAGGCTGCGGGTAACGCTCGTGACGGATTCCCCGAAGGTTTGACCTTCCAGCGTCATGGCCTGGAACGCGCCACCGACACTGGACTGGATGCTGCTGAAGGCACCGCTGAACAGGGCCTGACTCTGTCCGGCGACGTTAGCCGCGGTTGTCTGGAAGTTGGCCAGTGCCGCGTTCCAGCCGTTGATAGGGCTGGAGATGGCCGCGTCGTACTGAGCGAACCCAGACTGCAGCGCCTCCAGCCGCTTGGGCAGATACTCCTGCTCGAGGTCGATCTGCGCCTGCAGGTCCTGCCGCTGCTTCTCCGTCGTGGCGTTGGCCAGTTCGGTGCGCAGCTGCAGAATTCGGTCGTTGGCTTGCTGTTCCAGCTGCACGCGCTGCTGCATGCGCTGTGCTTGCTGGTCGCCCATGCCCACGCCGGCGGCAGCAATGCTGTACTCGCTGCGCTGGGTTGCCAGCTGCCTCTCCAGTTGGGCGCGGTACTGCTCGGCCTGGGTAAGGCCTTGCGCGCCCTTGATGGCTGCTGCGTAGTTCAGCGAGGCCTGGGCCAGCGCCTTACCGTACTCGTCTTGGCTGATCTTGCCCTTGTCCAGGGCCAGCTGAAGCTGGGTTTGCTCCTTGGTAAGGGTGCGCGCAGCCTGGGCCGCCGGGTCGTATTGGTTGTACAGGCGGGCAAACGTGGTCTCCGCCTCAGATACACCCTTGTTGACACCCTTCGGCGCGTTCTTCTTCGCCTCACGAGCCTTGATTTCCGCGATTTCCTGCTCGATGTTCTTGCGGGATTTCGCGTACTTCTCTTCCTCGGCAGCGCTGAAGCCGCCAGCGGCAATGGCATCCTTGCGCGCCTTGTCCAGGTCCGTCAGTTCCTTCTGGAGCTTCTGGGTCTGGGTCAACGACGACTTGTAGGTCGAGTTGATCAGGTCGATGCCTTTCTTGCCGGCATCCTGTGTGGCCTTGTTGCTGGCATCCTGCGCTGCCTTGGCGGCATTGTTTGCCAGGGCCGTTTGCAGCTGCTTGAGTCTTGTTTCGAGCCCGCGCAGGGTCTGGTCGTCATCGCCCGCGAAGAACCCGATGATGCCCCCTTTGCGCTGGGCGATCAGTTTCTCGGTGTTGGCGATTTGGTCCTCGATCGTCTGATCACGACCAACGTCGAGCATGGCATCCCAGGCCTTCTTGGCCGCCCCGGTGATGGACTGCCACGCAGACTCCAGCGTGCCCAGGTTGCGCTCAATCTCCCCTGCCCGGCTGTTGATGGCCTCGGCGTACAGACCGGCCGCCATAGCCGCAGCATCCATCGTCTTGCCCTGCTCCTGCAGGGACTGGATGTTGGCGTACTGTGACGCTGTGAGGATATTCAGCTCGCCGTCGAGCTTTTTGATGGCCTCGACAGGGTTCTTGCCGATCTCGTTGAAGGTCTGGACGACCTCTGTGATATCCCGACCGGTCTGCTTCGACCAAGCCAAAGAGGCCTGGGTGATCTCCACATACATGGTGCGCAGCGGATTGCCGGCGGCGGCCAGTTGGGTCAGGACACCAGCAGCCGCACCAACGGTACCGCTCGATGCTGCCACCTGGTTGGCCATATCAGCGAGCTGATTGGCTGAGAGCCCCGCGGCGTTGCCGTTCTCGATCAGCGCATTAGCGAAGCGCTCGGTCTCTTCAGAACCCTGGTAGTAGGCCACCGCCAGCACGCCAGCGGCGGCTGCCGCGGCGGTGAACGGGTTGACCAGGCCAGCGACGTAGCCACCTAAGGCCCTGGCCGCCGGACCTACGCCACCGAACATATCTTTCAGCTGGCCGCCCTGCTGAAGCAGCACCTGCAGAGGTGGCTGCCCGGCCTGCAGGCTGACTACGATGTCGGTAAACTGCGCCGGGATGCCTCGCAGGGACGCCTGGTAGGCTTTGGCCGACATCCCTGCCTTGTTCATGCTCGTGGCGGATTCGCCAAGGGCATCGCGCATGGTGTTGATGCGATGGCTGTATTCGTCGAAGGTATCGCTATCGAGGAGCTTGTTCCCTTTGAACTTGGCCAGCTTCTCCTGCATATCATCCAATCGGCCAAGTGCTGCCACCGTCGGATTGATCTGGCCTAGCAGTTGAGATAGCTCTCTTCTCTGCTCATCAAGACTCGAGGACAGGCCCTCAGTGCTGGTAGTGGCGCCCTCGCCTGCTCGCTCAACATCCTTCAGGGATTCTGCCAGGTCATCGGCGTTTCGCTTTGCTCCGCGCGAGTCGATCGTTACCGCAAGGCGTGATTCCTGCGCCATGTGATCCTCCGGCGTCAACGCCTCTTGGGTTTGTTTTTGGCCTCAGCTGCGGCCTGGGCTTTCTCGTTCTGCTCCTCCCAGTGCTTGCGGAACTGGTCATCGAGGGCAAATACGGCTGCGTCGAACTCTTCGCGGCATATCGCAGATGGGTAGCGGTCGAGGTATTCGGTGATGGCCGCCGGTGAGATGGGTGCAGGCGCACCGACCATGCCGACGTATTGCCGGGACCGGCTTATGAAGGCGTAGGCTTCAAGGATCTCGACGGTTACGCCGTCAATCTCGGGCGCATCGGGAACGCCAGACCCCAAGCGCTCATGCTTCCAGCGCTTCTTCTCGTTGGCTTCGCCAGACCACTCGCGCCCCCATAGGTATGCCGCTACTGCTTTTCCGCAGTGGCTGCGGCCTTCTCCTCGACACGGCGGGCGATATCGGTAGCGGTGCGCAGGGCCAGGAAGTAAACGCTTGGCATCTGGTTGATCAGCGCGATGCACAGATCAGCGCTGTATGGAGCTGGCTCGCCCGGCTTCTCCTCAACGTCTACGCCCTTCCAATCCTTGATCAGATGCTTGGCCGCCAGCTCCACGAACAGTTCATCGTCGGTCTCAAGCTCAACGTCAGGGATGTCCGAAAGGCTGAACTCGGCGGTGCCGACCCGAGCCTGCTGATTGATCGCGGCCAGGTGGCGATTGATCAGCGCCTGATGCGACTTGTACAGAGGGTTGGCGATCGATCCGACGAGGATCTCGGCGCCCGGCGCGAACTCAACCCAGCGCTCGCCGTTGATGTCCAACTCAGGCTTCTTTGCAATGGTGATGCCCATGGTATTCCTCTGCGGTAAAAGGCCCGACGCACACCGCAGGGCGCGCCGGGCAAAGGGTTAAGCGGTGACGGTGACAGCGCAGGTGTCGGTCTTGGTGCCGTCTGCGGCGCTGGTCGCGGTGATGGTGGCGGTACCAGCAGCCAGGCCGGTTACCAGGCCGGTGGCGCTTACACTGGCGATCGCCGGGGCCGACGAGGTCCAGGTGACCAGCTGGCTGGCACCTACCGGAGTTACCACGGCTTCGAGGTCTGCGGTTTCGTCCACCGCCAGGCTTAGGGTGGCCGGGGTTACTTCCACCGCAGCAACGACGATGGGCGCCGGCAGGCGAGTAATGGTCGGCGGCACGCGGCGGGCGGTGTAGTTCAGTTCCACCTGGACAATGTCGGTGGCTCCGCCGTCCGGCCAGTCGCCGCTGACTTCCATCTCGGGGATGAGGAAGGTGTAGCCGCCATCTGCGTTGCTCAGGGTGAACTCGAAGCTGAGCGAGTCGCCGGTCTGCTGCGCCTTCCAGTACGCGTAAGCGGTCTTGGACCAGCTCAGGGTGATCGAGCCGCCAGGCACGAAGGTGGTCTGAATGATGTTGCCGGCGAACGGGTTGCCGTTGCCGATGCATCGCTGGGTCTGCGAGTTGTTGGCGAATTGCAGGTTGAAGGTGTCAACGCACGCGTTGTCGTCACCCAGCTGCACGCCGTTGATCTTCAGCCCGGTCACATCCTTAAAGCCGTAGCGCCGCTGGTTGGCCTCGGGCGCAGGGCTGACGATGAAGGAAGTGTTGTCGGCCTTATCCTGCCACGAGGTGGCCATGAACGTGGTGGTGACGCTGATCTCGTTGTCGTTCGGGACCTCGATGTTGATCGTGTCAACCTGGGCCCCGCGGGCGATGCCGGCGATACCAACGTCCGCGTCATAGGCGGCGATGGAGAACGAGATTCGCTCGTTACCCATGGTCAGGGTATTACCGGACCAGTTCGCGCCGAAGCAGGAGGCCAGGAACTCGTCCAGGGCTCCGTAGCGGAACTTGGTCTCGATATCGCCGCCAACATCCACGGTCGTCTGGGCGGTACCCTGCGACATCCGGCTTTCGCCGATCTCGTTGTTCTCTTCGGTGTTGTAGGTAGGCACCAGGCCGAAGCTGACGCGGGTCAGTACGTTCCATGGGCCCGGCGGGGTTACCCCCGGGGTGACTTCGCGAATCCACGCGGTAGAGCGCTTTGCACCACTGGACATGGGGTATATCTCCTATCGATT